GCTTATAACGCGCGGGGTTAGATTATTTCAAGATAAAGGAGAGAAATGACTTTACAATCCCTAAAGGACTGGCTAGCCGGTCGTGAACTTACGCAAGAACAAACAGTCCTCGCGAGTCTGGCTTATGCCCTAGCACAATCGTTCGACGAAAAACCCTTTACGTCTACGGCCGCCGAACTACGTAAAACGGTCGAGGCTCTCGGTCGCAGTTTCAAGCTCGAGGTCGTCGAGGAGGACCCATTAGCGGAAATGCTAAAACGGTGAAAATAGGTTCGCTATTTAGCGGCTATGGCGGGTTAGACCTCGCAGCCGAAAAGTTGTTTGACGCGTCCGTTTCGTGGTTCGTGGAATGGGATAAAGCGCCTAGTAAAGTCCTAGCCCACCATTACCCAGGTGTACCTAATTATTCGGACGTTTCGCTTGTGGACTGGACTCAAGTAGAACCGGTGGATATTCTTACGGGCGGGTTCCCTTGCCAGGACTTGAGTTTAGCGGGGAAAAGAGCTGGACTAAAAGAGGGTACTCGTTCTGGCTTATGGCTAGAGTTTGCTAAAGCCATAGAAATACTAAAACCTAAATATGTACTAATCGAGAATGTTAGAGGGTTACTAAGTGCTAAAGCTAATAGCGACGTGGAATACTGCGCGGACTGTATGGGAAACAAGCCAGACGAGCCTACTATGCGGGCACTCGGTACCGTTCTCGCAAGTCTGGCCGAGCTCGGGTACTCTGTCGAATGGACAAGCCTACGAGCAAGCGACGTCGGAGCTCCGCACCGCCGAGAGCGTATTTTCATACTTGCGCACGCCAATAGCTAGCGAAAGCGAAGGCGGGCCAATACACGAGGCCGACGCTAAAACTAATGGCAATAGCCTTAAAGAGTTTTTACCTACTCCCTTAACGACAGATTACAAACAAACAGACTGCGCGGGTAATTGGAACCGCCATAGCCCACCTTTAGGAACTATTGTTCACTCGACGGACTGGGGAAAATACGCTCCCGCTATTGAGTTATGGGAAAAAGTTTTAGGTATTCAAGCCCCAGACCCTACAAAGCCAGACGGTCGCGAGGGCAATCATAGACTTAATGCCGAGTTTGCCGAATGGCTTATGGGTATCCCTGGCAGACTTAACGGAGTAGACCTTACTCGTAAGGAACGCCTAAAAATGGCGGGTAACGGTGTTTGCCCACAACAAGCGTACGCGGCCTTTAGTGAATTGTTAGAACGCATAAAATGACTCTCCAATTACCAGCCCGTTACACGCCGCCACTCTCCGAGGAGTTTGTTACAGACGGCGATTTACTAATCGAAGTAGCCGAGAGGTTTCTTTACACAAAAGAAAACCCTACGCAACCTATCGAGTTAGACGACTGGCAAAAATGGCTTATTCGCCGAGTCCTAGAGCGCTATCCCGACGACTGGCACGACAAGGAAAGAGCCGGCCGTCTCAGGTGGAGACAATGCGTAATAAGTATGGCGAGGCAGAATGGTAAATCCACACTCGCGCAGCTCTTAGCCGTTTATGGACTCTTACTCCACGAGCAAGGACCTACCGTTATCGGACTTGCCTCAAGCGCAGACCAGGCGCGCATTATTTACGAACGTGTCCTTTACTCGATTAGAGCCGAGCCTCACCTAGCTAAACGTTTCAAGAAAGCAACAGAGCACCGAGGTATTCACCTCGCAGACGGCTCAGGAACTTACCACGTAAAAGCGGCGCGAGAGAAAGCCGTCCAGGGCATTACCGTTAGCCTCGGGATTGTAGACGAATGCCATATTATTCCACCTGGCCTATACTCGAGCCTAACCCTCGGAGCCTCGACTAGACGTGACGGACTAATCGTAGGTATTACCACGGCCGGCGACGAAAACAGCGTAACCCTATCCCAGCTCTATACGACTGGAGCACAAGCCATAAACGGAGACCCAGATTTAGAGCGTTTCGGTTTCTTTAGCTGGGAGGCTCCCGATAACTGCGAACTATTCGACGCCGAGGCTATTCGCGCCGCTAACCCCGCCGTGGCTTGTGGCCGTGTCTCTTTAGACTCAGTTATTACAGACCTAAAAACTATTCCAGAACACGAGGCTCGTCGCTATCGACTAAATCAGTTTGTCTCTGGTTCACGCGACACCTGGCTACCACCAGACTTATTTATCAAAGCCGCCGGACAAGGAATAAAAGAACGCGACGGTATTGTCCTCGGTATAGATATGACTAAGAACTTTACTAACTGCGTAATCGCCGCGGCCGTCAAAGTTGGCAACGAATACGAAACCGAGCTCGTAGCGTCTATCGTTCAACCCACCGAGTACGAAATCGCAGACCTTGTTATTCGTATCTGCCAAAACTATCGGGTTATAGGCATAGCGTTAGACGATAGGTTTTTACACTCACTAAGTCGCCGACTCAAAGCCGCTGGCCTACCCGTATGGTCGTTATGGTCAAAAGAAATAAATACGGCTTGTGGAACGGTTTATTCTATGTTTGCTAACGGTCGAGTTACTCACGCTAACGACCCGCTACTTGTATTGCACAACTCTCGAGGACTAACTCGGTACTATGGCGAGTCCTGGCAGATTAGCCGTAAAGAGTCTCTCGGCGATATCGACGCGCTACTAGCAACGGTGTTCGCACTGTACGTGGCAGCCACCGCCGAGGGAGGTGGAATGGGTGTTTACTAAACCCATTTTCGACACGCCGTAACCATTAGCAACTAAACTCAATCGAGAGTATCCTAGTCGTATGGCTACATTCTGGGACCGGTTGCTCGGCCGCGCAAAAATGGAAACCCGCGAGGTCGTTATTCCTACCCGTTCAAGCTCGACGGTATCTACTCTTAGCGCGCTTTCACTAACGAGCGTATATCGTTGCGTCCAGATTATTGCGACGCCTATCGCTAAAGCGCTCCCGCTCGAAACGTTCCGTTATGCCGGTGGCCTCGAAGTCAAAATAGAAAACCCTATTCTCGTAAATAACCCGAGCCTACAAGAGTCCAGAAAAGACTTTATTTTCGCCACCGTCTCAAGCCTCGCGCTCGAGGGTAACGCTTACTGGTTCAAAACCTACGACGCACGTAACCAGGTAGTAAACCTAACGCTTATCCCAGCCTCAAGCGTAGGAGTACGACTAGACGGACCTACTGGTAACACGGGTAACAAAGTTTACGACTATCTGGGTAAGACTTACCAGACCTCAGATTTTGAACACTTGCGACTATTCACTCTCGCAGGAAACCTAAAAGGTATCGGACCGGTACAGGCCGCCGAGGCAGACATTTCGGCAGCTCTAGACCTACGTAACTACGCGACTGGCTGGTTCCAAAACTCAGGCGTTCCGACTGGTGTTCTAAAAACGAACAAAATGCTAAACAAAGAGCAAGCCGACGAGATTACAACTAACTGGAATAACAAGCAAGCCACTCGCCAGGTAGCCGTTCTTTCGGAGGGTTTCGATTACCAGCCGACGCAACTAACTCCAAAGGACGCACTACTTACCGAGTATCAGTCGCAGATTACCCAAAATATTGCTCGACTATTCGGAGTCCCAGCTCGTCTATTGCTTACTGGAGTCGACGGCACTAGCGACACTTATACGAACCTAAGCGACGAGCAACAAATATTCTGGAGACATACCCTAATGTCCTACACGGACGCTATCGAGGACGCACTAAGTAAATGCCTACCTCGAGGTACTCGCGTAGGTTTCAACTACGAGGGACTATTCAAAGCCGACCAAAAGGGACGCTACGAGGCTTACGCAATCGCAACCGCTAACCAAGCCTGGCTAACACCGGACGAGGTGAGAGCAAAGGAAAATCTATAAATGAGTAACCTAGAAACCCGCGAAGTCGAGTTTAGTTTAGGCGAGGAGCCTGGCACTATTCGCGGTATCGCAGTACCATACAACCAGCCAACAAGTATCGGCGGCCAATACCGCGAACAGTTTGTCCCTGGCGCTATCCGCTCGGTCGAGGACGTAAAAGTATTTTACGGACACCAGCACGACGACCTACCTATCGGCAAAATCCTAGAGGGTAGAGACACTCCAGACGGTTACGAAATCGTAGCCAAACTAACCACCGGTGTACAACGCGCCGACGAGACTCTCGCACTTATGCGCGACGGAGTCCTAAATAAGTTTTCGATAGGTTTTATGCCCGTCGAACAGACCCGAGAGGGAGACCTAGTTACTAGGACTCTCGTAGAAATGCGCGAGCTCTCGGTCGTAAACTGGCCCGCCTATTCTGGCGCGGCTATCACACAAGTCCGAGAGGAAACAACCGAGGCACCCGCCGAGGCTCTCGAGGACGAACCTATCAAACAGGAAAGCGAGTTAGACGTGTCTGAAAACACCGAACTCGACGTCCGCGCAATTCAGGACGAGCTCGTAGAGCTACGTCGTGAAATCGCCGTGAACGTTGCCCCACAAACTCCAGCAGTCCCAGGTATGTCGTTCCGTTCAATCGGCGAATACGCTAAGGCCCTAGCTACTGGAGACTCCAACGCAGTAGAGTTTTGCCGCGCAGCAACTAGCGCCAACACCTACTCTCTACCTGGTTGGGTTGGTTTCATCAACAACCTAATTAACCAGAACCGTCCGTCGTGGAACGTCTGGTCGCAGGGAACTCTCCCAGCGTCTGGCCTAACCGTGGACTACGCTAAGGTAACCGCAAACAGTATCGCAGTTGGCAACCAGGCGACCGAAAACACCGCCATTTCTGACGGCCAGATTACTATCGCCAACACCTCGACCGCCGTAAAAACCTACGCCGGCAAGAGCACTCTCTCGCGTCAAATCGTGGACAGAAGCTCGACCCCGTACCTCGACACGGCTTTCGAAGCTATGGCAATCGCTTACGGTAACACCACTAACGCAGCAGTAGTTACCGCAATCGCAGCTCTAGACTTTACCGGTAAGGTAATGGATATGGACGGCGGCACCGCTAAGTCTGTACTCGAGGGTATCGTAGACGGCGCTAAGTACATCAAGCAGAACTCAGGCCTAAACGCCGAGTTTATCCTTGCCGGCCCAGCGCTATACAAGTACCTCGTTACTATGGCCGACACCGTTGGACGTCCAATCGTCCGCGTAGACGGTGGACAGCCTAACGGCGAGTCAATCGGCGCAAGCCCAGCTCCACTCCAGGCAACTATCTGGGGACTACCGGTAATCGTAGACGTAACTCTAGGAGACACCGTTGGTTATATGGCTAACTCGAACGCTCTACGCGTTTACGAGTCGGCCGGTGCCCCAGCCCGTTTGGTGGACGACGTTTCTGGCCTTGCGACTCTTTCTAACGACTACGCGGTATATGGCTACGCAGCTATTACTGTTCCGTTCGAGTCTGCAATCGTAAAGCTCGACTTCACCGCTTAGTAGTTTAGGAGCAAGAACGTGGCCGTATTGTTGGCAGAATTTAAGGAATACGTCGGTACTAAGGACGCGACGGACTTCCCTCAATCTTGTCTAACCGCGGGCCAGGCTCTTGTGACTAAATACGTAGGAGCCGTTACGACGGTGCCCGTGGAGATTCAGGACCAAGCCGTACTTATGGTTTCGTCGGAACTCTACCACCGTCGTAACGCTCCTAACGGTATCTCGCAGTTTGCCGATATGGGCGGCGGCGCTATTCGAGTCGGTAAAGACCCAATGGCTCCCGCCTACAATCTCCTATTGCCTTATGTACAAGTAGGCGTCTAATGCCTAACGAAATCACGGTAAGTAAAGCCGAGTTTGCTCTTGCGCTTCAAAATGCAGGACTAGACGTACTGGACTACGTACCAGGGAGAATTACCCCGCCTATCGTTATCATTACCGCCGGCTCGCCTTATCTAGAGTCCTCGACTTTAGGCGGCGAGTACCAGCTAAACCTCGAGTGTATATGCGTAGCTATGACGGCAGATAATGAACAAGCAACCGAGGGACTCGACGAACTAATTAGCGACTTGCTAAACGCTCTCGAGCCTCTAGGCTACGCGCAGTTTACTAACGCCGCCTCACCTTATACACTCACCGCCAACAACGCCGAGTATCTAGCCGCCAACGTGTCGGTGAACCTACTCATAACCCTTTAAGGAGTCCAGAAATGGCAACCTCAAGCCGCCTAAAAGCGCAGAATATCAAGTTTCTAATCAACGCAGTAGAGTACGCTCCAGACTGTGAAAATATCGAACTAACCCTAGAGGATATGTCCGGAGATATTCGTACTTTCGACGAAGTACGCACCGGAGGTATGTGGAAACTAAAGCTCGCGGGCCTATACTCGCAGACTTCGACCTCGCTATACCAGATTCTATTTACCAACTTCGGAACTCAGGTTGCGTTTGTGTTGGCTCCGTCTGGTAACGCAACCGCCTCGACCACCCAGCCTCACTGGACTGGAACGGTAATCTTCGACGACCTACCGCCAATCTCTCTCCAGGCCGGCGACGTTACTAAGTTTGAAATCACCCTAAGCGTAGACGCCTCGGTACACACTCCGAGCGCTACTCCACCGGTATTCTACGGACTAACTCGCAAAACCACCGCGTAAGTTGCCTCGTAGTAACAAGCAAGCTATCGTTGGCCTGGACGAGACTATTAAGGCTCTCCGGGCTATCGGTACGCCGGCTCGTGCTATCTCGGCGGCCGGTGTAGAGTCTGCCAAAATCGTAGCCGCGGAAGCTAAGAGTTTGGTACCTACTCGCACCGGTCGCCTAAAGAGCTCTATCGGTGTCGCGCGAACAGTAAAAGGCGCAGCCGTAAAAGCAGGTAACGCGTCTATTCTTTATGCTAACCCTATTCACTGGGGTTGGTTTAGAGACTACGACACTAGCCGAGCAAGAGCCACGAAACGCGGATACATAAACCGAAACATCAGACCTAACCCGTTTCTGGAACGTGCACTAGGGTTAAAAAAAGGCGAGGTGTTAGAAGCGTACCGTCGTAATATGAATAAACTAATAACCGAGGAAACGGCGAAAGCCAGAAAAGGGTAAGAAATGAACGTAGATTACAGCGACCTTACACTAGGCGAAATCGAAACAATCGAGGAACTAACGGGTAAAACACTAGACGACATTATCGAGGTTAAAACTCCTCGAGGCCGTCTAATGCGAGCTCTAGTTTTTGTTATTACTAAGCGCAGCAACCCTGGGTACACGTTCGAGGAAACAGCAAAACTAACGCTCGAGCAAGGACTAACGGCTCTAGGGACTGGCGAGGATAACGACCCAAAAGAGTAACCCGCGAGGAACAAGCGCAACGTATGGCTATGTTCTGTATGGTGTTTCGTATGAGTCCTAGCGAGTATCGTTCGCTAACCTTAGTAGAGTACCTCGCTTTCATTAGAGCTTATACAGAACGCGGGACTACAAACGACCTGGAGGACTTACTAAATGGCTAGAGATACAGACGTAAAAGTCAACATAATCGGCGACGATAGACAACTTGCTAAAGCCACTCGCTCGGCAGAACGCCGCCTCGAGTCTATGCGTAAACGTCTCAAGAAATCGAACAGCGCTCTACGCGGACTATTCAAAGGTATCGGAGCCGCGGCCGCTAT